AGGTCTGGGCATAGATGCGTCAATCCTTAAATCAAAAGATTTTGATTTGGTCTTTGGAACGCTTACGAAAACTTTTGGAGGATTTGCCGCAAATGAAGCGCAAAGCACCGAGAAATCATTTGAAAGAATCAAAATTGCGGTTGATGAAGCTCAAGAACAAATTGGGGCAGCATTGCTCCCAGTTGTCCAAAGATTGACGCAATTTATTTTGACAAGTGTTCTGCCAGCATTCCAACAATTCGTCAATGGTTTAACTGGCGAAGCTGGAATTACAGCAAGTCTGACAAAGTCAGAGGCAAAGGCACTTGAATGGGGCAAAAAGGTCAGAGGCGTGATCAATACAGTCATCGAACTTAAAGATGAATTGATTGGCACAGCAGCAGTCATTGGCACAATTTTTGTTGTGTCTAAGATTGCCGCTGGCGTAACTGCCACAATTGCTTTGATCAAGTCTTTGATAGTTGCTTACAATTTGCTCAAGTCATCGGCGATCGTGGCTGGTGTTGCATCAGCATTTGCACTGAATCCGCTTCTAGGTGTTGGCGCGGTGGCTTTAGCTGCTGGAGTTCTAGCTGCTGCAAATGCCTTGACCAATAACGATGCGGCAAAAATTAATAATCAAATCCCTGAAACTAAATCTTTCAGCAGCATTTCTGGAGTCTTGGGAATTCCAACACCAATTGCGCAAGCACCAGTTATACCAAAGGTCACAGTGCCGGGATCAGGCGGTGGCGGCGTAGCTGCGGCGGCGTCCAGCGCAGTTGTAGCTTCGACTTTTGCTTCAACCCTTAGTCAAGGTGAAGCAATCCGCCGGGCTGAAATGGCAACCCCTACGGTCAATCTGACCGTCAATCAAGGCATCGTCGGTGATCCAGAGGCAGCAGCTCGCAGCGTTGTCGATGTACTCAATCGATCATTCTTTAGAGGCACAAACGGCGCAAATGCGTTGTTGTTCGGATAAGCCATGACCCTTTGGAATCCAATTTGGAAAGTCACAATCAATGGCGTTGAATATCAATCATCAGTCTTGGCAGATCTCACGATTACATCAGGACGCAACAATATCTATGAGCAAGCGCAAGCGGGCTACATAAGCCTTGAATTGATAAATCTTGACCAGTCAAATGTCTTGATTGAAATCAATAGTGCTTTAACTATTGAATTACAAGATTCAACAGCTGCATACATCCCAATCTTTGGCGGGTCGGTGGTCGATGTAACCATTGCAGTTGCCGAACTGGGCAATGTCGCTTATGCGCAACGCATCAAAATCATTGCACTTGGCGCATTGGCTAGATTGCCAAAGGCTTTGACCGATGGCGTACTTTCAGAGGATTTTGATGGCGATCAAATTTACACAATTCTTTCGCAAGTGTTGTTTTCATCGTGGCAAGAAGTGCCGCAAGCATTGACATGGGCAACTTATGATCCAACTACTCAATGGCAAGATGCGGAAAATACTGGAATTGGCGAAATAGATCAGCCGGGCAATTATGAGCTGGCGGCTCGATCATCAAGTCGCACCGATGTGTATTCATTGGTTGCAGCTTTGGCAACAAGCGGTCTCGGTTATATCTATGAGGATGCTCAAGGACTCATTTCATACGCCGATTCAACACACCGCACGAATTATCTTGCGGCAAATGGGTATGTGGAATTGACGGCAAATCACGCACAAGGCTCAGGGCTAAGCATTCAATCCCGCGCGGGCGATGTGCGAAATACGATAACCCTAAAATATGGCACAACAAGTCAATTTGAGGTCAGCGCATTAAATTCAGAATCAGTTGGACTTTATGGGCAACTCGCTCAAATATTTACAACGACAGTCAAGCATTCAGCCGATGCCCAAGATCAGGCAGACTTTTACTTGGAACTTAGGGCATTCCCGCAATTCAATTTTAATTCCATTACATATCAGCTGACTAACCCAGAGATTGATGATGGCGACCGAGATTCGCTCATCAATGTGTTCATGGGGATGCCAGTCAGTATTGACGATTTGCCACTAAACATGTCAGCGGGCACGTATCTGGGATTTGTCGAAGGCTGGACATTTCGCGCCGCGTATAACGAAATCAGCATCAGCCTTAATCTTTCGGCATTGGCATACTCGTTGCAAGCAATGAGATGGAACGACGTGCCGATTGTCGAATCATGGCAAACAGTAATTCCAACGCTAGACTGGGAACATGCGACGCAGGTCGCTTAAGGGGGAAAGATGAGCAATCCAACAACGTACTTTGCATGGCAAATGCCTACAGCAACCGATCTGGTGACAGATCTGCCAGCTGATTTTGAAGTCTTTGGTCAAGCCGTTGATACGGATTTTCAAGGATTATTAGGCGGCACAACTGGTCAAGTATTGTCTAAGACATCTGCAACAGATTTAGCATTTACTTGGATCGAGCAAGACGACACAACCTTGTCATTCAATGCGCAAACTGGAACAACATACACACTTGTCGCAGCTGACGTTGGAAAACTTGTTACAACTTCAAACGCATCATCGGTGACGGTTACTATTCCGGCATCGACTTTTTCTGCTGGAAACCAAATTAATATCCAATCAATCGGCGTTGGATTAACGACAATTTCTGGCGCTGGCGTGACTATCACTTCAACTGGTGCAAGTGCAATCGCGCCAATTCTTAGAGCACGTTACTCAGCTGCAACAATTATTTGTACAGCAGCAAATGTATTCACAGTGATTGGCGACATTTCATAATGAGTCCAATTCTGGGAATTGTATCGTCATCAAAAAAGGGTTTAGTGGTTACAGGGGGAACTCTTTTTACTTCCGGCGGTTACAATTATCGATTGTTTATTGCAAACGGAACGCTTGGCGTTGCAGGTGGGACATTGACTTGCGATGTCTTAGTTGTCGCAGGCGGCGGTGGAGCAGGTGGAAATACTGCCGTTGATGATACTGGTGGTTGCGGTGGCGGCGGCGCAGGATCTCTTAGATATTTCGCAAGCCAAACTTTAGCAGCAAGTAATTACACCGTAACCGTTGGCGCTGGTGGAACAGCAGGTGCGATTGGTGTAAACAGTCCTGGGACAAACGGTGTTAATTCGTCATTCGGTGCGTTGTCGGCATCCTCAGGGGGTGGATTTGGCGGCGGCGGTGCTAATCCCGGCTACAACGGAGCAAATGGTGGATCAGGCGGCGGCGGCAGAAGTCAATCAAGTGCAAAAGGTGGCTTTTCTGCTGGAACTGGAACTACTGGTGGAAATAATGGCGGCGCAGGTTATAACGGCGGACAACGCGGAGCGGGCGGCGGCGGCGGCGCAGGTGCAGTCGGTGCTGCTGGAGCATTTAGTGCATCAGGTGCAGGCGGCGCGGGCTTAAATACATATTCAGCATTTGCATCCGCAACATCAACTGGAGTCAGCGGATATTACGCGGGCGGCGGCGGCGGCGGAATCGGCGGGGCTTCTGGTGGAACAGCCGCAGGCGGCGCAGGCGGCGGCGGCGCGGGTTCAACTGGTACAGGGGTTTCCGGAACTGTTAATACGGGTTCTGGCGGCGGGGGTGCTGGTCAAGGTAGCTTCGCGGGCGGCGGCGGCGGTTCAGGGATTATTATTGTGAGATACGCAGCATGAGTCATTGGGCTGAATTAGACGCAAACAACAAAGTTATTCGCGTTCTTGTTGGAGATAATACCGATCCGAATGGCGATGAAGGTTACCAATGGTTGCTCGATAATGTTGGCGGCACTTGGGTCAAGACTTCTTACAATGCCAACATCCGCTACAACTATGCAGGAATTGGCTACAGCTATGATGAAGTTGATGACGCTTTTATTGCACCAATGCCAGATTGCGGTCATGATGAATTAACTCTCAACGATTTGAAACGATGGGAGTGTGCTACTTGTGACGCCGAATTCGCAAAACGGTTGGACAGCATCAAAGATTAGGGCTGAAATTGACATTGATTCATTCCCAGTGCCGGGAACAACGATCAAGCTGACGTGCAATAAGGCAGTCGCGCCATTGCTTGTCGGATTTGCGGCTGAATTTCATGCACTGATTGAGCCGATCGATGAAGGCTCACTTGATGACTGGGGTTATTGCTATCGCGAAATCCGTGGATCAGCGACAGCTTTAAGCAATCATTCCAGTGGCACAGCTATTGATCTAAATTCAACTAAACATCCGCTTGGCAAAGCTGGCACATTCCCGCTTCAAAAGGTAGCAATGATTCAAGCGCTGGCAAGAAAATACGGATTGCGATGGGGCGGGGATTACAGTGGTCGCAAAGATGAAATGCACTTTGAAATAGCTTTGAGCCAAGCGAAAGTCGCAAAGCTCATCGGGAGCTTGGACAAAGGAGAAATCAAATGACACAAGCAAAGGCAATGCTGGCATCATGGGCGCGAGCGTCAATCGCTGGGGCTTTAGCAGTCTGGATGACTGGCAATTCCAATCCGCGTGATCTAGCAATGGGTTTAGTAGCTGGAGTTATCCCCGTACTTGCTCGATGGGCTAATCCAAACGACTTGGCATTCGGGCGACAGAAGTGAGCGTGGGCGAATGGACGGCGGTTGGTGGACTTGTCTTGGCGGTATTGACCGCCATCTATTCGTCAATGAGAGTTATAGTCAAATCAATTATGCTGGAACTTTCCCCGAATTCTGGTCACAGCATGAAGGATCAAGTCAGTCGCATTGAAGCAAGACTTGACCAGCTGATATTAGAATTGGCAATTGGTCAAAATAGGGATTAAGACACGCCCAAGATTGAGCGTTATTCTTGACGATGTCAGCTCTTTGGTTCATTCTTTCATCAGGGAGCGAAGTGCAGTAGCTTCCTGAATCGGGAGCGAACATGTACACAATAGGCGAAGTAGCCATGTGGATTGTCATTGGGATAATTCTTGGCTTTGCAGGTGGTTACACACTAGGACTCAGAGAAGGCAATCGCGTTGGTTATGTACGCGGCAAGATTGCCGGAAGCAAGCGAGCACGATCATGAGTGCATTCATGGACAATTACGAAGGCAACAAAGATCGCACCGATCGATGGATTGCTACATTCCCAGAAGGTCGGCTCAATGCTCAGATCGTTGAATTTGATGCGGTCAAGGGTTATGTCTTAGTGCAGGCAAAAGGCTGGCGCAATCAACTGGAACTTGAACCTGCTGGCGTGGAGTATGCCTACGGTTATGCAGCTGCTTATTCCGACAAAATGAGGCGTTGGATGGTTGAGGATACTTGCACGTCAGCTTTGATGCGCGTGATGGCGTTGATCATGGGTGGCACTGAGAAATCGACAAAAGAGACAATGCAACACGTTCAGTCATACGCCGAACCGCCGATCGATGACGATCCGTGGAGCAAGCCATTTGGCGAGGATGGCTTTACAACTGCCGCCGATAACATTGGCGAGATCGCCGGGCAACTAGGTAGCCAATTAGTCGCAGCTGCGCCACGTTGCGTTCATGGCTCACGCATTTGGCGTGAAGGCGTTAGCGCAAAGACTGGCAATCCCTGGGCAAATTACTCATGCGCTGAAAAGGTCAAGACAAATCAGTGCAACCCAGTCTGGTACGTGCTGGCAAGCGATGGTCAATGGAAGCCGCAGGTATAGTCATGGGCGAAATGGAAATCATTAAGCTAGACACTGGCGAGAAAACAATATATGCCATCGATGGAACAGTCATAAAAGAACAGAATCCAATCAAGATCAACTGGTGCGACCGATGCGAGAAATGGCAGCCGCTTGAATTTGGACGCTATGACGGCGCACAAGGCTTGGCTATGATTTGGCTATGCGTGGAGTGCAAATGATTATGATTCGATTAAATCGAACTGATGAGATGACAGCTCACACTTGCGGCTTACAACGCGAATCAACCTATGGATCAAATCCTAAGTGGATTGGCAATAAAGGCAATTTTCACAATGCAGTCGTAATCCATTCAGAAGCCGTAGGTGCTGAAATTGCAGTCGCCCGGTATGCAGCACTTGAGAACTTTACGCCGACAGTTAATACATTCAAGACCGAACCCGATGTCATGTGGAATGGCGTTGGCATTGAAGTCAAGCGAACGCCACATCGCAACGGTCATCTAATCATCACCAATGACGATCGTGACACTGATATGGCGGTTCTGGTCGTTGGAGAAAGTCCGACATATTATCTTGCTGGATGGATACCAGTTGGCGTTGCCAAGCGACCAAGATTTGAATCATCATCTGGTGGTTGGTGGGTTAGTCAAATCAACTTGCAACCAATGGAGATACTGAAAAGGAATTGCGATGCGAACATTAAAGTTTGATTGCTCAATCTGCGCAAAACTTTACGGCGATGGCAGACAGCTACACGCATTGACAAAAGGTGCGGAATTAACGCTCCATGAGTGGTTTGCCCAATGTGCCGGGTGCGGATCATTTAGCATCAAGATCGTTGATGAAGCATTGGTGG